GAAGAAAACCTATCTGCTGTTTTACGGAGGTAATCTTTCAACTACCCCCTAGATTTCTTCGTTTAGTTTATGTTAAGCTGAAGGTAAAGAGAATCCTTCAAAATCTTGCTTAATAACTACTCCTGTTATTTCTACAGGGAATCCTACTGTAGTATCATCATTATCAGCTATTTGCTGTAATGTAGCTTTACTAGCTTGGCAGTTATCCAAGTAAGTAGTAATTCTCTTAGTTTCTCAGTTATATTCATACTCATTCTTTAATACCATTACGAAAGGTGCGGCCAAAGCGTTAGCTTTATGGTCCATAACTTTAGCGTTAGCGTTAGTAGCTGAATAAGTAATAGTTAATTTAACTGATTCAGGAGAAGTAGCATCTAATTTTCTTGAAGTATGTTCAGAATCCTTACATAGTAATTTTATATAAGTAGCTCAGAACATAGTAGCTCATACAGTATAATCTGTAGAAGCTGTAAGAGTTTCTTCTTCTCATGATATTAGAGCTTTAACTGAAGTAGGGCTAATAGCTGTTCCATCAGCGTTAGAGTATTGAAGAATAACATCTTTATCAAAACTCCAATCTCATGGCATGCATACCTCTACTTCTCATGATACAGTTCCTGCATGAAGTTCTACTAATCCACTTTGAAGGATAGCTAATTTCTCTACAGTTAATTCGTGAGCAGTAATATTTACAGTTATTTTATTACCATCTCTCATTTTCTTTAAAGAACCGTTAGAATATATATCCTCAACAGTTTCTCCAGCGTTAGCTAGACTTTGGTCTTTATAGAATCCTAACTGATAGAAATCATCACTCCATTTCTTAGCTATGAACACCTCCATAGAATTAGGAATCATGTGTCATGGATTTAATGGTGCTTTTAAAGTCATTATCTATAAACTTATACGATATAAAATTATTTCTTTTTCCGTTGCTTTTTTGCAGGTTTCTTTTCTACTTTTACTTCCTCTACTTCTTGAGATTCTACTTCCTCAGCTTCTTCTACCTTTACAGGTTCTTCTACTTTAGGAGATTTTTTAGGCTCTCAATTAGTAGGCTTCATAACAGTAGGATAGAATCCTCCAACTTCGTTATCGCTAACTACATCTCATTTCTGATAATCTATATTAGCAATACGGCAATCCTGAGTTATTTCATATAAAGCCATATTTCCTTTATATATGAACTAAAATTCTAAGGAGGAGAATTTAATCTCCTCCGTAGGTTTATATTAACTATCCTTGAATCTCAGTAGTTGGAATAGGATGTTCAGCATCGTTATTAACGCTTACTCCTAAATCTTCTTCATTAACGATTATTACTTTCTTAGCAGGTGCTTCCCAGCTAGCATTATAAGCTCATGTTATAAATGCTTCTTTAGAAGCCTCTCTAAATTCAGCAGTAATAGTAGTTTTAATAGTTTCATCTATTACTTGAGAATTAGTTGGTTCTCTATAATCAGCAAATAGAACATCTACTTTTTCTTCAGGATCCTCCATTACATGAATTACAGGTCTTCCTTCTCCGATAAATACATCTCCTGTTTCAATAGCATCATCAATTATGAATGGAAGGTCAATTCCCATTACATCAGAAGTGAAGTAAGATAATCTAGTTCCAGCTCATTGGTCATGTCTATCTTCAACGATATATTTATTCTTGAAAACTTTTCTGAAGAAGTTTTTAGTAGCAGAATTTAAGAAGATAGCCTCAGGCATTCCTCCTCTTTGTTTAATTCCAAGAAGAACGTTCTCAATAGCATCTTCAGAAATAGAACCATCAGCATCTAGGATATATCCTCCTGCTTTATTGATAGCTTCTTTCCATCCTCCCATAGTTTTTCTAACTTCTCCTGTAGTAGAATCTAATACAGAAACTCCGTAATAAAGAGTTTTGTTAATTTCTCTAAGTTGTTCGTTAAACTTAGCTTCTCTTTCATCATTTAATAAATCTTCCTTAGTTTTATGCTTATATGCGGCCGCTTCTTTAGTCACATAGATAGACTTAGTGAAAGTCTGAACAGTATTAGAGAAAGAAGCTTCTCCAAAAGCTTTATAATCCTCAGTAATAGCAAATTCTGATTCTGCTTTAGAAAGGATTTTAACTACTTGATTAGCAGTCACAGCTGAAGCTGGAGTAGAACCCCAACCTCTAATAACAGTAAGAGGAGTATATTCAGAATCTCAACTTCCTGAGTTATCTCCTTTAGCTGTCACCATTAATCTTTCATCTCCTATCATGAGTAAGTATCCTTTAGATAATCTTGCTCATAATTCAGGGTCCACTTTTAATGTAGTAGCTGAACTATTAGCGTTTTCTTTAATAATTCCTTCTTTAGCTACTTTCTTTTGAGCATAGTAAGTAATAGTAGGTGCTTCTACATTACTTCCTCTTTCAGCTCTTTCTAATAAAGGTGCTACTTCTTTAGTTAATAAAAGAACTACAGACACCCAATCTTTAAGGTTAAAATCACTTGATAAATGTAAAGCCATTTCTGTCAAAAATAAGAATAAAAGGTTTATTTTTCGGCAGTTAATGAGAACAGTTCATTTCTTTCTTTAGCCGTTAATCTTCCTTTTTCTGCTTTTTCCATAAGTTCCTCTTTTCTTGACTGAGAAGTTCATCATGGGATTTTACTTCATCACTCAGGGGCCTTTACTCAAACAGCTCAGGACATCTTATCTAAAGAATCCAATTTACCGCTCAGAACGAATGGGTCAGAAATATCGTCCACTAATATCCTAACATCATTTCGTTTTTCTCCGAATTTCTTTTCTAGTTCTGCTAATCTTTGAGTATTTCTCTCAGTTATAGCAGTTTCCCTAGCCTTCCAAGTTTCTTGTTCCTTTTTCAAGGATTCAATTTCTTGGTTTTTTTCTGAGATTACTTTTTCGTATTCTCATTTTTTGAGAGCTTCTTCTTCAGCTTTCTTAGTTTCAGCCTCTTTATACTTAGCCAATTCTGCTTCGGCTGATTTCATTCTCTCATTTACTTCCTTAAATCTTTCATAAGGAATTTGGTTTTTGTCCTCCTTAGTTTCTTTACCTGCATCTGATTCAGGAGTAGTATCAGGGGCAGTAGTTTTCTTTTCTTCTTCTTCCATCGTTTTTTGCGTTTAATAAGAATTAAAACGCCTTGTAATATAGTGAAAAATAAAAAAGTGTTATTTTTTTCTTTAATAACACTCTTATATCTCGCTTTTTATCTATATTCTTTATCCTCTAATTTCCGTTATTTCCCTTTTAGCCCCTCCTAATAGGATCATATCTTCAGCTTTACTCATATCGGCTACTATATATCCTCTACAGTTAGGATGAAAAGGAGGAAGCTCTACGGTTCATTCCGTAATATCTACTATATCTCCGTTCATCTCGGCACATGCCTCGCAACAGTCGGCATGTTCTATTATCCTAAATTTAGTAATTCATAATTCCATAGCCCTATTTATAGTTCCCTGAGTATTAGCAATAGCCGTTTCGGTTCTAGTTAGCATATCTACATATCTATCCATACTCCGAAATTTACCTCCCCTATCTTTAAATCCTGTAATTCAATTATTACTGAAATATTCTATTACTCTTTCATTTACTTTATGTAATCATTCTCAGCTAATCATTCCCTTAGCTAATTCTTCTCTAATCTTTTCTTGCTGTAATTGGTTTATCATCGTAAGGGCTTGGCGTTCCATCCCATCTAAGCTACTTCTTACGTAGTTCTTAGAGTTATTTAATAAAGCATTTACCGCCTGAATATGAACAGGTCCTAATTCATGCATAATAGTTTTAATCTCCTTCTTACTTAAGGCTACTCCTACTCCAATTCATGCACTTAATCCAGCTACATCATCTATATAGGAGGCTCATTTAATATATTCCGTAGGAATTCTTATATCAGCTCGTTCTCCGTATTCATCTCCTAAAGTTTTAGCTATATTCTTTAGCTTTTTTAGAAGCTCGTTAGCTTTAGCCATATCTTCCGAACGAACGGCTTTCATATATAGCAAATTTATTCTATCCATTTCCTCCGTGAATAGTCTAATCAGCTTTTTATCTTCTATCGTTAAACTTGCTAAGTATCTTTTTCTATCCATAGAGAATCCGTATAGGCAGTAAAATACTAAATACTAATAAGAATAAAGCTAAACAAATCTGAAGGAAGAAAAACCAAAAGAATTTCGTAAATCTTCATGGTTTTTCTCAAATTTCGGATAGAGAACTCTTTATCTGTTCTCCCATAGGAGTATCGTTCTCAAATATACTATTCCGTTGCAGACTCATCTTCGTTTTCTTCGTTATCTTCTAAAAAGCTTTTTGAATCATATTTAGCGTAAGCGTTTTTTTCTTCCTCAGCTATTCTATCTAATTCATCCTGAACTTCGGCCTCATCGTATCCCATAGTATAAGCTATGGCTGATTCTTTACTCATTATTCATGCGTTCATTTGCAATACGGCCGTATTAGTTCTTTCTGATATATCATATACAGCTGGTTTCTTAAATCTTATAGTAGGATATTCTACAGCTTCTCCTAAATACTTCATAAGTAGAACGAACATTCTTTGAAGGCTATTATATATCCTATCTTGTTTAGATTCTACTCTTGAATAAAATACCTGCCGTTCTTTATCTGAAGTTCCTACAGGTGCATTACCTCCGAATATGGCGTTATAAAGTAAAGCACTAGGAATTCATGCTACAAATCCGATAAATTTTAATAACATAGGGATATACTTATCTATTGTCATATTTAGATAGTTAGCATCTTTTACGATATACTGAGCTGGAGTTTCTCATGGATTATGGATTAAGAAATCAGGATTATCTGCAAATTGTTTATCCTTTCTAAGCTTTTGAGCATTAATAGCATCTTTAAATCATGCTGGAACGCTCATTTTACTCGTAAGGTTTTTAATCATTTCAACAGAAATTTGACTTCCTCTATCGTTTATTTCTTGGAATAAATCAGCTAAATCTACATAGTCAGACTGATTAAAATATCTTGGAATTTCTCCTACAAATCATTTTTGTTGGATAACTCTTGTATCCATTTCATCTACTACGTTAGGATTAGTAAGATCATTATTGAATATAAATAGAGGTAAATCTTCTAAGGATTCTTCTACCCCCTCAGCTACTCTATTTTTAAATACGAAATCTTTATTATATTCTCGTTTTTCTCCGTAATATCACATCCATCCATTATCTACTTTTTCATATCTATCTACATACATATATCTTTTCCCGTTTTCATCTTTCTGAACGGAGAAGATAAAATGCTCTTTAATATCTTCAAATTCATCTCCTATTCCTAATCCTTGCATATTAGCCATATAATTAGGTAAAGGGATATATTCTAATCTTGGCATCTCTTTTCAGTTCTTTAATACTTTTCTTACTCTAACAATTGAATATCCGATAGAACTCTGATTAGTAATAGCTTCATCTAGGATTAACTTTAGATTTATTTTATCTCCTAGTTCTACAAATTTTTCGTTTTTATCATCGTTTCAGAAATCAACAGCAAATCCCATACCGATTACGTAATCCTTAAAGATTCTCGTAATAGCCCTTCCTAGATTAACAGGAATATATAAATACTCATCCTTATCAAAGTCATGGGCTAAATCTGATTTTATAGTAAAGGCTTTCTTTCTATAATCTTTTTCTGAAAATTTACTTACTTGATTAGCGTATATAATAGCATATTTATGCTTAGTTTTTAGAAATTCTCTAAATAATGATAGATTTTTATTGATTTCCATTCCTACAAGTTTGAAATAAAACTATCTGTATATATACTCAATTTTATTAAATCGTTATTTTTTGAATATCTCTAATATTCAAATTGAGAGAATATTCGGTAATTTTTTATCAAAGTTAAAATTCGGCTAGAGGGTATTTTCTCATCTGTCGGCAGATAGCATCTGTCATTATTCCATCATCATGGTATCCTACTTGAGCTTCTTCCTTCATCTGCTCGTTATAGATAAAAGTATGCATCTCCCTAACTACTCTTTCATCTTCTTCCGTAATATATCATTTATTTATAGCTACTTTATAATCCTCCATTAATATAGGCCTAGTTTTAGCTGAAGTAATCCATCAGATTTCTTGCGTTTGTTTATCGTAAGTTCTATCTACCGTATTAGTTATATAACATAAACTATATCGTTCGTATTCCTTAGCTTTAGTATAGAATGCGTATCATGTATTATTTTTTTCTACTCCTATTCTTCATCGGTATCATAAATTAACTAATCTATCTACTACTTTACATAGTCAATCTCATGGGTCCGTATATCCATAATAGCATGCTAATAATTGGGCCGTTTCTCTATCTCTTACCATAATACAAGAATAATCTCCTCCATTTACTCATGCCGAAGTATCTCATCCTATAACTACCTGTCATGTAGGCGGTTCTCTATATATTCTAAGGTCAGGAATAATCTCATCTTCTCTATAATCAGGAGTAATCAGATTCTTAATAAGATTCGTTTTAAATACAGGAGTTCATGTATTCATAAACGCTTCTTCAGGAGTAGAAGGATATTCTTGGAAGGCGTAATCAGGATTAGTATAAGAATCAAACATATTCTTATATCGTTTTTTCTGTCCTTCCGTAAGGATCGTGCCATCTATCATCGGCCTATTAAGATGCTCTAACGCTGGAGGGAGTTTAACAATTTCTCCTTTATCTACAGGTAAGGAGTATTCAGGCATAATCCATCGGCCTAAAAATATACAACTCCACTCGTAAGTATCTTTTCAGTAATATTTATTTCGTAGCTTCTCAAATTCGTTTCCGTATCCGTTAGCTGTAGATTCTATAATAATATCGGAATTTTTAGGAACGGATGGTAAAGTTCCTGCTAATAATTCCGTAGCGTTATTAATGAAAGCAAATTCCGATATATGTAGCTTACTCCATGTTCAACCACGACTATCTGTAATAATGGATATCTTGGAGTGATTATCTAAGAATTCAAGTTCCTGTTTGGTGGAATATTTTGTTGCAGGCTTATCCCATATCTTTCAATCTGCTAATCTTATCCTATCAGGTAATCTTGTATAAGCAGTTTTTACTTTATCAAAAATCTCGGCTCTAGTTTTATCTACTTGGGCTAATATTCCTATATTCTGATTTCCATACATTATAGCATCATCTAATCAGCTTATAACTTCGTTAGTAGTTATTCCCATCTGCCTTCCTTTTAGGATTATTAGTCTAATCCTTCAGTATTTTTCCCTTAGTTCGTTTTTTCTTTTTTCCAAAATTATTTGAGCAGGGTTTCTTTTAAACGATACCTCTATCTGCTCTTTACTAATAATCTTGTATATCTGTAATCTCTTACCCTTCCTGTAAAA